GTGCTGAAAAGAGTAACACTGGCCAAAAACCTACCAAGGTTGTAGCTCGTACTTACAAACTACAGTACACACATCGTGAATCACAGGAAGTTATGTGGGCTGATGAAGAGTATCAAATCGGACTTATGCAGATGATCGCTGAAAACGTTGCAGCTGCTTCAAGTCGCGCACTTGACCTCTTGGCTATCCACGGTGTAAACCCACTTACTGGAAACACTGGTGGAGTTACTGACTATCTAGTCGGCATGTCTGGAAACAAAGTTCACATTGTGAACCAAACTTCTAACGCTGATACAGATATGAAAGCACTCGCAAGCCAAATCAACAACGCAGGTTACGTTGCATCAGGTCTTGGTCTTGACCCTACCTACGCAAGCGTTCTTAGCGAAGTTGAAAACGGTGCTGGCGTTCAGAAATACCCTGAACTAGGCTTCGGCGGATTCAATACTGAAAACGTACGTGGACTTACAGCGGCAGTTTCAAACACTGTTAGCGGTTCAGCTGAGGGACTCACAACTGGTGTCAAAGCCGTTATGGGTGACTTCTCAAGCTTCAAATGGGGCATCGCGCGCAATATCCCACTATCTACAATCCTTTACGGTGACCCAGATGGTAACGGAGACTTGCAACGACACAACGAAGTAGCATTCCGTGCTGAAATTGTTATCGGCTTTGCATTCCTTGACAGCGGAGACGGTTTCTCACTCCTACAGAACAACGCTAGCTAATAGCAGTTCTCTATAGGCAATCGGCGGCTCAATACGAGCCGTCTTTTGTTTGCTATAATTAGAGCATGGCAACAGAACTTCAAAAAGAGTACATCAACGACCTCGCAGTTAAAAAGGTCAAAGAGTTTAAAGAGTTTAAAGAACTACTAGTGGCGAACGATATCGTGAAAGCTGACACTGACACCGCTAACGCCACGACACTAGCCGAGATCACCAACCGGCTAACCGATAAACAGGCAGCTGACCTGATAGACCTACTAATAGCGAGAGCTGAACCCTACAGAGATGAACGGTATGCAGATAAGCGTGTTAAAACCGTCATACAGACGCTAGAGAACATCAAGAAGACAATAGATGGCTGGGACTTCAAATGAACTACGCTGAATTAATTAAAAGCATACTACCACAGGTGCTACTAGCGAGCCGACTGATAAATAACCCTGAAATAGTACCAGAGGTACGTCGTCGCAACCAAGAGATACTATTCCAAGAGGTTGGCAGTGCTGTATACGCTAAAACCTACGACATGAACGCCTTTGATATGAATATTGAGTACACCAAAGGCGCCGGGCTTGATAATCGGCATTACGGCATGGCTAAAGTAGCAAGCGATAGCATATCCAACGGTACAGAGATTGACGCAATCATTAGCAGCTACTTAGTTGACACCGCAGCTAAAGCACAAAGCGATACATTCAAGATAGCCCTAGAGGCTGGCGAATCACCGACAATGGAACGGTCTACTATTGGTGCAATTACTTGTGCATGGTGTCGCGGTAAGGCTGGCAAGTATACCGACCCCGGTCCAGATGCTTTTGATCGTCACGCAAGTTGCGATTGCAAAATTTTCACATCAGGCTATAAAACACGCAACGGCTTACTCGATAACTACAAGAAGCCGAAAAAATGACATGCTATAATAATATTAAACAAGAACGTCTACGGTAACGGTAAATACTGGCTACAAAAAGGACAACCATGAACCTAGACACCGAGCATAAAAAACAAGTTGACTTCCTACTAGATAGACTACGCAAAAAGAGCGTGAATGTTCGTATTAAGTATCAGTACTACAACGCCGAAAATAGTTATGTGGACTTCGGTATATCAGTGCCGGTGAAGATGATGAACAGTAAACCAGGTATCGGCTGGGCTAGTCGTGCAGTCAACACGCTATCTGACAGGGTAGTGTTTGATGGCTTCGCAAATGATACATTCCGTATCAACGAGCTATTCGATGAGATCAACGCTAAACGTGTACTCAATAAAGCTAAAAAAGATGCTCACATAGCTGGGGTGTCTTTTGTTGCGATATCTGAGACACCAAACGGCGTGGCACTTATACCATTCACGGCAAGTGAAGCGACTGGCGTTATCGATGACAATACTGGCCTACTGAGCTACGGTCTAGCAGTTCTATCATGGACTGGCGATGATGCTTTAGCGCAGAGCAGCGTATCAGAGCCGAAAGATTACGTTGTATTTACACCAGAGGCAACCACCATATACAAGAACAAGAAGATTGATAGTATCACCAAGAACCCTACTGGCCGAACAATGCTACACGCGCTGACACACGGTGCGACTGCTTCACAGCCTCTAGGACGTTCACGTATTACAAAAACGGTTCGTCGTATCGTTCAGGAAGTAGCCCGCGTTAAACGGCGTTACGAGATAGCTGGCGAGTTCTATTCAACACCACAACGCTACGTACTAGGCACTGAGCAGGACTTTACGCAAGAACAAAAGAACAAACTTGATTCTACTATCGGCAAAGCATGGGTATTTAGTAAAGATGATGACGGCGATAAGCCTGAAATCGGACAACTAGCGCAGATGTCTATTAACCAGTTCGAGGACAACAAAAAGGGTCTAGCACGCGACTTCTGCGCAGAAACAGCATTGACACTTCGCAACCTCGGCTATGAAACAGCAAACCCTACGAGCGCCGAGAGCTTATCTGCTATGAGCGATGACTTATTACTAGAGGCTAGAGCTTCACAAGATGAAATGGGCGAACAGATTAAACAGATAGCGATATCAATAAGATTAACGCTTAACAAGTCGGATAAAGTGCCGGAAGACCTCGAAAACATTAAAGCAGCATGGCGGCCAATCTTTCAGGTTGATGTTGGCGCTGCTGGCGATGCCGTTTACAAGCTTATACAGGCTATGCCAGAGCTTGCAGGCAGTGTACAGATATATCAGATGCTAGGTATGGGTGTACGCGAAGCCGAGAGCCTAAAAGCGATACGCGACAAGGCTAGTACTAATAACTTTATGACAGGAGAAGTGTAATGGCAGCTTTTGCAACCACAACTGAACTGGCAGCCTACTGGCGGCCATTAACCTCGGAAGAAGTGACCAGAGCGACTGCATTGCTAGATACGGCCAGCGACAGATTACGGCTGATGTACCGACCTGCTGATCTCGATGATAAAGTGACAGATGACACGCTATACGGCAGCGCAGTCAAGAATACAGTGCTAGAGTCTGTTAAACGCGCTATGACATCACCGATAGACGTACCGCCTGTAGAAACATACGGACAAACGGCTGGGCCATACAGTGAAAACTTTAAGTTCGTAAACCCTGGTGGCGACCTCTACTTTAAAAAGTCAGAATTGAAGCTACTCGGCTTCGGTGGACAAACTGTAGACAGCTGGTCAACCACAACAGCAGATATATACCTGTCGTGGGAGTCATAAATAATAAAAGAGGTGCTACGTGGCGACTATTGATATAAACAGCATACAATCAGCGAAACGGCTACAAGCCGATAACGCTAAAGTGCAAAAAAAGCTTTCAGACATTGAGAGTGCTATATCGCAATCTGCAAAAACTATCACCAAGTACTTAGACGGCAAGGTAACAAAAACGGAGCTTGTCAATCAGCTTGATAGCGTAAGAACACCGGACGTTGAAAAAGTAACTGAGCTACTGGAGCAAATCAAACAGTCAATCTCAGAGCAACAGCCAACCGATCTCACGCCAATCACTGACGGCATACAAGCCGTTATAAGCACCACAAAACAACTAGCCGATAAAATACCCACAAATGAAGCGAAAGACTACACAGACGGCTTGAATGCCCTCCTGAGTACTGCTCAAGACATCGAGCAGACACTCAAAGACAAAGAGCTATCCGTAAACGTAGCAGCGCCGAATGTTGCAGTCGATGCGCCAGACTTAAAGCCGTTACATGCTGACAATCAAAAAATCATTAAAGCCATAACCGACATCGCTATGCCGAAGTTCAGTACAGCCGAACTACAGGACGGCCAAAAAGAATTATTAGACGTGCTGAAAAAGATACTTGCCAAGCCAGTCGGCGGTGGCGGTGGTGGCGTCCAAACGACATTAACCAGAAATGATAACGCTATCGCAGTGGTAAACCCTGATGGTAGTAACGTTGGTGGTAGTTCAGGTGGCGGCTTAACTGATGCCGAACTTAGAGCGACACCAGTACCAACCACAATCAACAACACTCTAGTACCAGAGCAACACGATGAAATCCAAGCTACCTACCCAACAACCTCAAGCGAAGTCTATACCTACAAGCTATCAGGTGTGAGCGTAGCAGTAGTTACAGTTACCTATGCCGATGCAACCAAGGAAGTCTTAACCTCTGTAGTGAGGTCATAAAATGAGTTTCTCGTTCAATCCTATCACTGGGAATCTAGATAAGGTAAATCCACCTGTAGACATCTCAGGCAAGCAAGACACCTTAGTCAGTGGCACGAATATTAAAACTATTAATGGTGGTTCAGTTCTAGGTTCAGGAGACATTGTAATCTCAGGCGGTGGCTCAAGCCTAATCATCGACACCAAACGAAACATCTTAACCAGTACACCAACCGACCCGAGCGTGGCACTAGCAAGCGACACAAACGAGTACTACGCCTATGACGGTACTAACTGGAATAAAGCCAGCTTGCCACTATCTGAGACATCAGCTAATCCAGACATCGGACCAATGCGGAACAACGATAAGCTAGGCTATAACGACAATTCTATTACTGACAACAATATTGCCAACCTAGTATTGGAAGGTTCATCTAGAACTGAAGATGGAGGGATACGAATTGACCATTCTAGCTCACCAGTAAAAGCACAAATATACTATAATGAAGCCTGGCATGAGTTTATTGCATTTGATGCGTTGCCAGCACTTACCCACACGCAGAAGAATACACAGATGTATGCCACCATCGGCAACTCATTACTGACTGATGCTAGCGGCAATCCATTGGTGCAACAATATGCGATGTCTATTGGTCCACTAGCAGCCAAGCTAGAGCTAGATGGCGGAACTTTTTAATTAAATAAGGAAGAAGGAAATTATGTCACAGCAAGAAATAACCATTGAAATCAGCGAAAACAACTTGGAACAGTTACGAGCTATAGAATTGAGCGAAGCAGATAACAAAAAAATAGAGAGGTTTCAAATAAACCTAGAGATTGAAAAACTAGAATCGAAAATATCAGAGTTGCAAACAGCCTTAGAAAATATCGGGGAATAAAATGGCAAGTACTATATACATAGCACCAACGGGAAACGACACAACGGGAACAGGCACAACAGGCGCGCCATATCTTACATTGACTAAAGCCATTACGGCAGCGACAGCTGGCGACACTGTTTTTTGCAAGAATGGTACTTATAATTATACTAACGGATATACACAGTTTAACAAAAATATTACTGTAACCTGTGAGGCGCAGTCAACGGCTATTTTCGATTGCCATAATACAGAGAGTAGCCAACCAATAACAGCTGATATGACTTTTGAAAATATCGAATACCGCAACTTTAGGGGAAGCGGAAACACGAGCAATGTATTTGGACAAAATGCTAACGGAATTAAATTAACACTAACGAAAGTAGTAGTAAGAGATAGTGCAATCCGAGCAAGACCAGGTTTCGCGCGGGGCGGAATTGTAGCAAGTAATTACAGCATATACGAAAAAAGCGGCGGTACTTTTATTCTAGACCGCTGCAAATTCTTTAATATAGAACAGTATTTGACGACCGAGACATCATCATTTATCAACGTGCAAACAGGCACTGTCACACTAGTAAACAATTTGTTTCATACGAAAGCGCCCGCTTACGGAAACAGCGCCGTTAAGTCAATATTAGGCGGAATGGGAGGAACGAACTGCACCATTAAAAACAATATCTTTTACAATGACTCAGGAGTAGCAACGCCGTTCAACACGCCAGCAATAGCGCCGATATATGAAAACAACGACGCGTATCTAGTCGACAGTTTGCCGAGCGGTATAAATAATTTGACCGTCGACCCGTTATTTGTTGACGTTAATACTGCGAACTTCAATCTGAGACCAATGAGCCCGCTGATTGAGGCAGGTCAAATCCTATGAGTAAGTTAAATCGCTCAGACTATCGAATCAGGTTCTTTAGAGGGGTGGCTGCGAATATTGAGCACAACAGCGGAGCGACTGGTGAACCACTTTACGCTACTGACACAGGCGAGGTCTATATCCATAACGGCACTAAGTTCGTGCCAATCATTACTAATCGAACACCTAGCAGTGCTACTGATACTGGTATCAAAGGTCAGGTGGCGTGGGATAGTTCGTATATTTATGTTTGTGTTAGCGATGATGCCTGGAAGCGAACGGCGCTTAGTAGCTGGTAGCGTCTGATATAATAGTAATAAAGCAGAGCATCAGTTGTGCCGACAATCTAGACGGAGTAAATCATTATGGCTAATACAGCAGCAAATGTATCGTTTGGTAAGCCAAAAGCAACCGGTGCAGTTTATGTCGCTCCAGCAGGTACATCAGTACCAACTGACGCAACTACTTCACTAGCAGTAACCTATAAAAGTCTAGGTTATGTTAGCGAAGACGGTCTCGTAAATGAGATTGAAACTGACACAGAGGAAATCAAGGCGTGGGGTGGTGATACAGTTCTTAGCGATCAAACATCGTTCAAAGAAACTTTCACTGTCAACCTACTTGAGACTAACGAAGAAGCTCTTAAGCTTTACTATGGTGCAGGTAACGTAACAGTATCTGGTATAGACATCACAGTTCAGCAAAGTAGCGCACCACTACCTAGCGTAGTCGTAATCTTCGAGGTTGTGCTTACTGGTGGACGTATTAAGCGTATCGTAGTACCGAACGCTAAAATCGCCGACAGAAGTGGTGAGATAACTTATACAGATGGTGATGCAATCACTTATCCTGCTAAGTTCGTCGCATTCCCTGACGGAAGTGGAAACACTCACACCGAGTACATTGCAGTTACTTCTTAGTAGCTGATACAATACACTCAAGCATAGCAGCCGCCAAAATAGCGGCTGTTTTGCTATGCTATAATTGTATTATCAATAATATGGAGTACTTACAATGAGCGAAGCGGTAGCAAAAAAAGACGATAATCATGTGGAAATTACAGTCGATGACTACACGTTTAAAGCGAACATAGACTTGCTTGATGATGTCGATACGCTTGAGAAGCTCGATGATGTGCAGGCTGGCAAAGTTGGTGAAATGATAAAACTCATTAAGCTAGTTGTTGGCGAAGATGGATATGACCAGATGAAAGCTCACTTCGTAGCCAAAGATGGACGTATGCGCATCGCGAAGATGAACTCTGCATTTGAGGCGATCTTCGAGAAGTTTGACCCAAAAGGCTAACTCTAGCTCGCAAAAAACGTGATAACTACGACGAGCTAGAGGCGGACTTCCAGGAGTATTACGGACTTGATATTGCAGATGTACCACCAAAGAGAGCTGCGAGGTTGCTCTTTCAGCTACCTGCAAAAAGCCGAATAATCATAAAAGATGCACCAGAGAATATATGGTCATGGCAAGAAGTGCTTATAAATAAATCAAATCACTGGCTGGAAGTGCTTGCATGGCAAAATACAGAAGATGGACAGAGCAAGAACCCAAAGAATACACCAGAGATGTTTGTTCCTGATTTTATTGAGAAGAAGAAAAAAGAGCCTACAATGGACATTGACGAGGTTAAGGCGTTGCTCGCAAGAGATCGCAGGAGTGTATAATTAAGGCATGAGTAGAAATGTACGATTCCAATTAAACTTAGCCGGTGGTGCAGAAATATTACAGAACATGGCCGCAAGTGCAGTCAATCAATCAGCCAATGCAATAGCAAGCCGAGCAAGATCAAATGCTGCATCATTATCGAGCAAACCGCCAAAGATAGATGTTTATTCAAGCGTCGGCGTTATCAAGCGTGGTAGTCGTGCGATTGCTGTCGTAAAGGGCGGAGGCACTCAAAGAGATGTATACATAGCGACAGAGGCTATACGCAAGGCTAAGGACGCTGGCAAATTGTCATAGTTGACATGATATAATTAGTGTAAACAAGTCACGCCTACAGTTGCGGTAAAACTGGTTAAGCAGGAGCAACCTCAAGCATGGCATCATTAGGAACGGCATATATAAAGATCGCACCAGACCTAACTGGTGTACAGTCTAAGATATCGAGTCAGCTCAATCAAAGCGGACAACAAAGTGCAGGCTCTTTCGGTAAGGGCTTCTCTGGAAGTATCGGCGGAATAATGGGCGGAGCTGCAAAAGTCGGCTTTGCTGCTCTAGCGGCAGGTGCAGCAGCGGCCGGTGTATTAGTTGCTAAAAATATCGGCACTGCAATAACTCGTATTGATACTCTCGTAGCATTCCCACGTGTACTACAGGCGATGGGTGCGACAGCGGAAGAAGCATCGAAATCAACCGACACGCTCGCCAAAAAACTTAAAGGCCTACCAACGCCGCTGCAAGATGGTGCAGCTGGTGTACAGCGATTAGTCGCAGCCGGTCTTGGTGTCGGAAAAGCGACAGATGTATTCTTAGCTTTTAATAATGCAACATTGGCTGCTGGTACAGAGGCAGGGGCAGCACAGGGCGCGTTCCAACAGTTGGTGCAGTCCATATCAAAGGGTAAAATAGAGGGCCAGGAGTGGAACAGTCTACTAGCTGCTATGCCGCCAGCTTTTCAGGGCCTCGCTAAGTCTAGCGGTAAAACAAGAGAAGAACTGCGAGAACTGTATAGAACAGATCCGCAGAAGCTTCTCGATGATCTTGTCAATTTAAATAAAAATGGTGGCGGTGGCCTAAAATCACTCGAAGAACAAGCACGTGCTGCAACTGGTGGTATAAAATCAGCCTTCGCAAACCTCAACACGACTATCGCAGCATCAATTGTAAAGATAGTACAGCAGTTAGGCGGCGGAGACCTGGAGGCTGGACAGCGTAAAATATCAAGCGCAATCGGTAAAATAGGTGAGGGCTTCGCAAAAGCTTTTGTAAAAGTAGGCGACTTCTTCGCTTTTGTTATAAGAAACAGAGATGTCTTTTTACCAATAATTGCTTCTGTGGGTGCATTTATTGCCATATCGACGACACTTGCAGCCGCATTAAAGGCTGTTGCAATTGTGCAGGCAGTACTCAACGCTGTTACACTATCAAACCCCTATGTTCTCGCTGCGGTTGCCATCGCATCACTTGTCGCAGGTCTCATAGTCTTTGAAAAGCGAACAGGCAAAATAAGTGAGGCGTGGAGAAACCTCCGAACATCTGTACAGCCAGTGACAGATTACTTTATGGCAAACGTATTACCGGTGCTTAAAAGCGTTGGTCAGTTCGTTGGTACACAGTTCAAAGAGGCATTCGATAAAGTTGCAGCCTCATTCGGTCAGCTTATAACAGCGATACAGCCGTTCATGCCACTACTTACGGTGATAGGCAAGGCAATACTTATCGGTTTAGCGATACCTCTGGCGGTGGCAGGCGTTGCGATTGTAGCATCAACGGCACTACTCGGCGCTCTGGCAAAGTATTTCGGAATACTGTATAGCGCAGCACTGAGTGCTTTCAGCGGTGCTTTAAATCTTGCAGTGTCACTTTATGGGGCGCTGCAGTCGGTATGGAACGGCATAAAAGGAGTATTCAGCGGAGTCTCAGCGTTCTTCTCTGGTGTCTTTAATTCCGCCTATACAGCAGTCAGGGTCGCATTCTCAACTGCGGTCGCGTTCTTTGCTGGTGTCGGTGCTGGTATTGTAGGCGTGTTTAACGGAGTTGTCGGGAGTATACGTGGTATATGGTCATCTATACCTGGATTCTTCGGCGGCATAGCTAACAGTATTATCGGCACATTCAGATCACTCTATAGCGGCATTGTCGGGGCGCTCAATAGTGCAGTCGCATACGTAAGGTCTATTCCTGGGCAGATAATATCTATCTTCTCAAATATTGATTTATTCGCCAGTGGTGCAAAAATGATAGGAAGTTTCGCCAACGGCATCAAGTCAGCTGTAGGAAAAGCCGCCAGCGCAGCATCAGAAGCGGTCAGTAAGGTTCGTGATCTATTCCCGTTCTCGCCAGCTAAAACAGGGCCTTTCAGCGGTAGGGGCTATACTACATACTCGGGTGAAGCAATAATGAAAGGTCTCGCCAGTGGTATACTCGCAGGTTCTGGTAGTGCCGTACAAGAAGCGAACAGGGCTATGGTTGGCGTAAATAATGCGATGGCATCAGATTATGCAATTGGTGCAACTGGATCATATGCTTCACAGGGCAGTGCTGCTACAGCATCTGCTACAAGTGGCACTGAATACAACATCGGCACTATAAACATATCAAACGAAGTAGACGGCGAAAGATGGCTCAGGAAGCTCACTGGCAACCAAGAGATCACAAGCGCAAGATTAACACCTAAACAGGCGTACATGTAATGATAAACCCTCTCAAACCCAATTATGACCAGCTAAATGAAATGTACGTAAGCAAAAGGATGTCTACTATAATGATAGGCAGTGAGATTGGCGTGAGTAAAGTCACAATAGGTAACTGGCTCAGGTCTTATGGCATACCGTTGAGAACCCTGAGAGAGGCGTCATATGGCAATAAGAGGGCATACGGGCATATCTTAACAGACGAAGCGAAGAGGAAGATGTCTAACACTAAAACTGGTGTGCCTAGCAAAAAGAAAGGAAAACCGCTCACACTTGAGGTTAGAATCAGCATGAGTAAATCTAACCAGGCCAGGCTTGGCTATAAGAAGTGGCAGGGTTTGTTATGCGACACGAGGGGCAGGCAAAGGTCAAGGTTCTCTATACACTTCAGAAAAAAGGTACTAGCTAGAGACAACTACACGTGTGTATTTTGCAAACAAGCGGGAGGATACCTCCATGCTGACCATATAAAATCATGGAATAAATATCCCGAACTAAGGTTTGATATTAACAACTGTCGCACCCTGTGTGTAAAATGTCACTATGAGGTAACCTTTAAAAAACCATACTCGGCTAGTGCTATAAAATGGGGTACGGCGGTTAAGCTAAGTGCAGAAGGAGCTAGAATATGAACGTATATCCAATAACTTTTAACGGCAACGAACTGCACAGCGTAGCAGATGTATTCATATACGACTATAACGCCGTCAGCCTACCGAGCCGTGACATCAACATGCACAAACTAGCAAGACGCTCAAAGAGTGTTATCACATCATCTGAGTACACTGACAAGACGATAACGGTATATATGCGCGTCAACTCTGGTAGTAGAGCTGATACAGAGAACACCACGACCATGTTAAAGGGGCTACTGCAACCGCAGAACGGCAAACTAGTAGTCGAGCAATCTGGCATAGAAGTGTCGTATACCGCCACCATGAACGAGTTTAATATCTCATGGCATGGCAAAAGCGCCTATGTGCAACTAGGCTTTATCGCAAGCACTCCAATCGGTACTGGTGTTGATATCAATGTACTAGCTAACATGACGGCAACCACGCAGGGCGAGTCTGTGACGTTCCTAGTGGGTGGTTCAGCAATAACTGAGCCTCGCATCAATGTCGTGCTGAACAGCGTTACAGGAGGCTCTGGTGGCTCTATAAACCTATACAACGCACTGAACAACCAAGGCATCACGATAAGCCGCAACTTTACGGCAGGTGACATACTAGAAGTAGATAGTGCTGAGATGGTGGTACTTCATAACGGTGCTGAGGTCGACTTCGTCGGAGCGTTCCCAGTGTTCGGTGTCGGCTCGCAGCAATTAGCATACTCGGACACTTTTACTACTCGGAACGCAAGTATATCAATGACAGCGCCAACGATGGTTGTATAATAGAAATAAGGAGAAACAAATTATGCCAGTATTACCAGCAAACAATATAATCACAGATTCATTAAACCTCGTTAAAGCAGGTACACCGTATCTTGCGCTATATACAAATGACCCGACGGCTGCGGACACTGGCACTGAGGTGTCTGGTGGTAGTTATGCAAGACAGGCTATCACATTCGGCGCTATAACGGCTGGGGCTATCAAGAACACAGCGGTAATCACCTTTACAGGATTGAACACTGCCAGTATTACTCACTACGGCGTTAAGTCAGCACTAACTGCTGGCACTCTTAGGATATATGGCACACTCGACTCAGCAGCAGCTGTAGTAACAGGCGACCAAGTTCAGTTTCCAATAAGCAGCATTACTGTAAATCTATCTGGGAGTTAAACCGTGGCAAACCGATACTTAGTCGGTAGTGGTGCATTTACCAGCACATCTATATGGAGTACATCATATGGTGGCTCTAGCGGTGCTTCAGTTCCAGTTTCAGGCGACATAATCTATGTTGATAATAACTACAATATAACCAGTGGATTGCCTACTGGTGGCGACTTTGACTTTATCGTGAGACTTGGTGCAAACAATGCGAGTAGCACTACCATGGGCATATCTGGCTCACCAACATTCCGCACCCTAGACATTCGCTCGGCTAATAGTGCAGCGCATACGGTAAAGTTTGATACTAGCGCCAACATAACAGCTGACAAGTTCATAGCTATCGGCTCAAACAGCTCTAACAGATTAAGCCTCAACGACGGTTCGTTCACCACGCTGAAGATGACATCTGGTGGTTCGTCTTACGGTAATTATGTCAACATCAACGGATTATCAGCTAGTTCAGCACTATCGCAGACTCAAATGTACATCGGTAGCAATTCAGTTGATACCTATAGCGCGGGCAGCAACCCATGGCTGTTATCCAACCCGCCTAAAATCTCAACCCTAACCGACACATTCGACACATTCGATACCTCCAAGTGGTCAAAGTTCACCTACCGTAGCGGCTACGTAAATATAGACAGTGGCAAGCTAAAGGCTGGCTGGGAATATACAGCCGATTCGTTCTTCTACTTCAAGAGTAATGGTACATACGACCTGACCAGCGATACGACATATGTAAAGGTAGACAGCTTAACAGGCTCACAGATGTACCTAACGATAGGGCCAGTTACTCAGACTGGCGAAGTGTCATCACAACTAAGCGCAACAATATCCGAAACTGCTACTACAGAATACTACCGAATAAAATCAACCGTATCGGCTGGCGTTGCTAACTTGGTGGTAGAGCGTGGCGATGGTGCGAGTTGGACAAATGTACTATCTAAGTCAATAGATGAAAACCAACTCAAAGCTGTAAGGCTTGGCGTGTCTGGTACTAGAAACTTGTCTGATGCCGAGATTGTGATTGACAGTATCGGTACAGGCCCAGGCCCACAGGCCGACTTTAGCTCTGATAAATCAATCGGTGTCAGACCATTAGTCGTAGCGTTCAGCGATACATCGACACTCATAACGCCGACAACGTGGGCATGGACATTCGGCGATGGTGGTACATCAACCGTTCAGAACCCCACACACACCTACACCAACGCTGGCACGTACGATGTAAGCCTGACCGTATCAGACGGCGCTACTACCAAAACGGTTACCAAGACGGGATTTATCACAGCACAGCCCGAAGTGTTTGTTAGAGCTATATCAGGCACGCTACTATTCGGCGGTTCGGTTGCAAGACCAGCAGTGGTGAAAGTCCGTAGCATATCGGGTACGCTGCTATTCGGCGGCTCAGTAGCACGGCCAATCAAAACAACATATGGCTCTATATCTGGCAGCCTGCTGTTCGGCGGTTCGGTTAAAGCTATCGTTATCAAAGATACTCAGGCGCTACCCGGTAAAACATACCTCTACAAGATATACGACGAGGACGGTACATTCGTTACTGTCTGGAAGAATGACGTTATCACTGACCCTAGCTTTACCCACGAGATAAACAGCATAGGCTCAACCATGGACATCGAGCTTGCCAAGACATCTGACAGCCTTGGTACGACTACTGGCCCACTACAGACCGAAGCTGGCACGAATATCACAACAGAGAGCTTACAGAACATACTAGCCTCAACTCAGAGCCGTAACCAGATAGGCCCGAACTCCAGCATTCAGTACAATAACCGTGTCGATGTATATGCCTACTATGGCGAGGTAGCACCACTACTGACCGAGGGCATGGAAGTTATCATGACAGAGGATAACGAAACGATACTAGCAAGCTCTGGCGCACCGAACGGACTGCGAATATTCACAGGCTTCATCAGCGATATCAATACCCGATACGGAAATACAGATACCGTAGCAGTTCAGGTTACTAGCTATGGCTGGGATCTAAACCAATACCCGATAACGAACGTCAGTAATGAAACAACCGTTAAGTTCCTAAGCTACGACCCCTCAGACATCATTAGAGAGGCTATGACGAAGTTCGTGGCAGATAGTGCCTCGTACAACACATACACCAAAGCAACTGATACCAGCGTGTCTACGACAGCCTCAGTGGTATCGTATACATTCAAAGCAAACACCTATGCTGATGTTCTAGACAAAACACTAGAGCTGATGCCGAGCAACTGGTACTACTATGTGGGGCTAGGCGATAATACTGTTTATTTCCGGCAGCGGACAGTCCAGCCAACTCACAAGTTCTACCTAGGCAAACATATCAAGGCGCTAGACCTCAAGGGTAGTATTGCTGACACTAATAACAGGGTGCTGTTCACTGGTGGCGGAGACCCCGCACTATACCTAGAGCGTGTCGAA